CACACTGCTCGTAATGTTCAGCGCGGAGTAGCCGTTGAACGTATAGCCGGGGCTGTCCGAGGAGAGGGACACCGTTGTAAAGGTCGGGCTGGTTGGAAGCGACGGCCACGGCGGGTTGGTCACGCTGAGATTTGTGCAGCTGACCGTGCCGGAAACACCCAAGCTCCCGGTGATTTGTAGCCCCCCGCTGTGAAAGTACCCGCGCTCGGTGCCCCCGGTGCGGAAAGATATATAGGAAGAACCGTTCAGGTTGAGATGGCTGTTGCCCCCGGAAGTGACGAGGCCGTTAAAGGTCATATCCTGGTTCGCCGTCAATGGGCAATGCACCCACAGCCGGTTGCTGCTGCTCTCGAATTCGAGGGCAATTTTCAAACTGTCCACCGTGGCGACAAAGGTCGTGACGCTGCCCAGCGCGTCCGTGATGGTAAAGCGCACGTGGTAGGCGGTGAGGGAGGAAAAGGAGCCGCCGAAGATTTTTTCCGTGGACTGCGCGATGGCCGTCTCAGCGGAATAGCTGCTGCTGCCGGTCGTTTTCCAGGCGAAGGTCGCGCTTGCGCTGTTTTTGCCGCCCACGGAGGCAAAGGCGTAGGTAACACGCGCCTTCATATACGTGCCGAGGTTATCCACCACCCCGGCGCTGGTGGTGCGATCCACCTTTTGCGAGGACACCCCCGGCACGCTGTAGGGCTCTACCGTGTAGGCAACGCCCGCCGAGGTTGCGGTGCGCCCCCGGCTGTCCACCGCGACGACCGTCACCGTTTTTGTGCCTGCGCTGAACGGCCCCAAGTTGGATATGCTCGTGCCAGTGGCGGTGTAATATGAATTCGTGTCCGTATAAATGCGGTACTGGCTGATGGTCGCGCCGCCCGTGCCGGAGGAGGCCCCCCAGGACACGTTCATCCGACTCTTGTTTTGCACATAGATGCCCCAGGCCGGGGGCACCCCATTGTCCACGCGGGTGAGCACAACACTTGTGGGCGCGGTGGGCACGTAGCTGGCCGGGACGGTGACGGTGCAGTAGGTGCTGATCTCCCCGACCAGGCTGGTATTGTTGCTGTTCGCGGGGGTGCCCATGATCGTGACGGTGGCCGAGCTTAGGGTTGACATACTATTTAATAGGGACAGCGGCGGCGTCCAGGTGAAGGAGCTCGCTGTGACCGTGCCGATGCTGTAGGTCTGCCCGGCAACGGTGACTTTCGTATTGATCAGGCGGCTCGCCGTACTGGAAAACGCGATGCTAACCGTGAAAGAATTTGTTCCGTTGATCTCTCGCGACGAGGGCGAAACGGAAATAGAAGTATAAAGGGCCATATCACGCACTCCCCACCCATGCAAGAATTAAATTGTCATTGCTCTGCGACGTCCACATCCACTTGCCGATGCGCAGCTGGTTGAGAATCTGCGCGTCGGTGATCCACAGCTTTTGATTGCTAACATAGGCGATGGGGCTGCCGTTTTCCAGGAAGGCCAGCCGCCCGTTGTCCAGCTGGGCGGTGAAGGCATTTCCGACGCGTCCCAATTCGATCAGCGCACCCTGGAAGCGGATATACTCCTCCAGCAGGCTCTGGTTGCCGGTCAGTTCGCCGGTCAGCGCGTCGATCTCCTGCTTCGTGGAGAAAAAGCGGAAGTCCACGCTGTCGCTGAGTTGTTTGACGAACGTGGCGAGATAGTCGCCGGAGGCGTACTGCGACGCGACGGCCATCAAAATCGCGTTGGCCGTCTGCTCAATCGCGGTAGTCGTCTCCACGCCGAGGACGCGGATTTCCTCTTTGATGGCCGCGAGGGTGCTGCCCATGTTGGATTTTGCGCTGCCCACGGTGATCACCTTATATTTTTCTTTGAGCGCATCGTAAACGGTCTTGATCACTTTCGCGCTCACGTCCACGCCCAAATCCACGTGCCGCACGGTAATCGTATCGCAAAGGGCCACGCGCTCCAGGTCGGCAAACTCGGCATATTCCGGCGACTGCCACAGATGGACAAAATCCACCTCCAGGGTAATGTCCGGCAGGCCGATAATATTTGCGTTGAGCCAGGTCTGCGCCACGTTGCGCAGGGCCGTAACCGTGATGTTCTGCCGCTCAAGCTCCTGCGAAAAATCCTTCATGAACACGCGCTCCTGCATTCCCGCAGGGTGCGGCACTTGCAGCACCTTTTCCGGCAGCGTGATGTTCAGCCCCTCCTCCAGCACGGCGAAGGGATACAGCCCGGTGTATGTGCCCTCGGTGGAGATGCTGGCCTTGAGCGCCCGGAGGTTCTTGGCGTACTCAATCTTCACGCCGTTGTCGCGGCCCCGCGCCTGGTGCAGGCGAACAACCTTGTTGTCGAACTCGTACTCCCCGCCGTACACGTCTAGGACGCTGCCCCGCACACCGCCCAGGGCGGCGCGGGCAGAGACCGCGCTGACGGCGTAGTTGCTGACGCTGGCGATGTCCGTCCAGGCGGTGAAGCCGTGGGCCTTGGTCAGAGCTTCGTTTGCCGCCGCGAGCACGGCGTCCATCGCCTGCTTGCACGACAGGCCCAGCAGTTGAACAGACCGCACCGGGTAGGCGGCCAGCAGGTAGGAGATGTGCTCGGCCTGCACGACAGCCCGGCCTGTCATGGATTTCTCCACGCTGTACACCCGGAAAAGCTGGTCGTTGCCGTTCTCCGAGGGCTTCGCTTTGATCCAGCAGTCGTTTTCGATCATGGGATACTGCTCCGAGGCCGTGGGGATTTCCATGTAGAGCTCATAGACGCCGTTGCGCTCCTCTGTGATTTCACACACGGTTGTGTCGGCCATGGTTGCGAGGTATGTGCTGCCGTCGCCGGCATAAAGTTTTGGGACCAAGACATCACCACCCTCATATGCTCCACCAGCGTGGAAACACTTTAATATTTGTCACAGTGCCGCTTGCTGTGATCGTCGTGCTTGCGGCGGTCAGCCGGGGCCAGAAGGGCAGGTCAATCGCCGTGCGCGTGTTGCCCGCGCCGACGCGGTAGGCCACCATGGCCTCGCTGTCGACGACGGCGCTGCCGGTGAGCGTGCCCAAGGGCAGGCCGCCCTGCGGCATGGTGAGGGTGACATTGCCCGTGCCGGTGATTTCGATGCGCGGGTCGCCCCGCGTGCAGGCGGCGGGGCGGGCAACAGTAACACTGCTGCCGCCGGTCACCGCCTGCGCGCGGTCGGCCCATCGCTGGGGCTTGCAGTCGAAGGACAGGGTGAAGCGGTAGGCGCGCTGCACGATCAGTTCGTCGATGTCAAGCACGGAGGCAAACAGGGCCAGCCGCTGCCACGGACCGTAGCTGTCGGTGAGGAGCCGGTACCCTGCGCCGGAGGTCAGCGCGGTGCGCAGGCCCTCCAGCGCGGCGATATTCCGCGCGGCGCAGTCGTAGGACACCGGCGCGTTCTGGTAGCTGCCGTGGTCGATCAGCACATCGCCGTCGCGCCCCGGCACATGGATCTTCTCCACGTCCCGCGCGGGCAGGCCCAGGGTGTGTTTACGTTCCACCAGCAGCCCCGCCGTATCGGAGCGGAAGCCGTCAAAGACGAAATAGCTCATGCGGTAAGCACCCCTTTCCTGCGTATGCCGTCAGCCATCAGCGTGGAGAGTTCGTCGGCCAGCTGGCGCAAATCCTGCGCGGTGTTGTTGACGAATGTGCCGATATTCAGGACGAGGGAGAAGCCGCCCCCACCGCCTGCAATACTGCCGCTCATGGCCCCCTTGACATTCGTGTTGATGTCGAAGTCCGTGGGAACCGCGTCCTGCATATCGCGGGTGACGTCCTTCATGGCGGCTTCAAAGCCCTCGCCCAAGCCGAACGCGAGATTTGCGCCGATCTGGTCGCGGAACAGTTTTGACGGCGACGCGATCCCAAAGAAGCTCTTGATAGAATCCGTGATGCCACGCGCAAAGCTAAAAATTTTGTCCTTGATCCACTGCGTCATGTCGCTGATGCCGGTCCACAGGCCCCGCACCAGATTGCCGCCGATGTCGGCAAACAGGGTGGAGGGGCTGCGGATGCCGAAGAACTCCAGGACGGAGTTCCACAGGGATTTACAGACATCCCCAATGCCCTTGAGCAATTGCGGCACGGCCTTGAAAATGCCCTCCAGCAGGCCCATGAGCAGCTGCCAGCCCGCTTCGATCAGCTGCGGCAGCGCACCGAGTAGACCACCCAAAATGCCCTTGATAATTTCGGGCAACGCCTCCACGATGGTAACAATAATATCCGGCAGCGCCCCGATGATGGCCGTGAGCAGCTGAATCCCGGCGTTGATGATCAGCGGGATATTTTCGATCAGCGCCGTTATGATGCCGTTGATTATTTCCGGCAGCGCCACGACAATCGCCTGTATAATTTCCGGCAGTGCCGCCACCAGCGAAGTCAACAGCTGAATGCCCGCGTCAATGATCATGGGGATGGCCTCAATGACGAAGTCCACGATGGCCAGGATGATCGCGGGCAGGGCCTTGACCAGTTCGGGCAGCGCCTTGAGCAGCCCATCGGCCAGGCCGACGATAAGCTCCAGGGCGGCCTTGAGGATCATCGGCAGATTTTCCAGCAGGCCCCTGACGATGGCGACGATGGCGTCCATCGCCACGGGGATCAGCTTGGGCAGCATCTCGGTCAGGCCGTCCACCAGGGCCTTGATAATCTGCACCGCCGCCTCCACCACGACCGGGAGGGCCGAGAGCAAGGCCGACACGACGACCGGCACGATACCGATCACCGTGTCCACCAGCTGCGGCACAAGCGTGGAAATCGTCGCCACCAGCAGGGGCAGCACATCCGCGATGGATTGAGCGATCCCCGGCAGGGCCATAGAGATGCCCTTCGCCAGGGAGGTGATCATGCCGGAGCCTTTTTCGATGAACTGCGGCAGGGTTTCGCTGACGGCCTTTGTCATGCCGTCAACCGCTTTTTTCATCTTCTCCTC